GCCTAAGTACCCAATGAGCAGTATGGTTAATGCAGGCCTGTTTGATTACATTGACGAATATCCAGCAGATCCAAAGTCCGATGTAACATACATGGACAATCGTCGAGATATGGCCTATGCCGTACAAACTCAGACACAAGATCAAGTGGTCAAGTTGATTAAGAAAGCAGCAGAAAAGAGCGGCAAGAACCGTGTTGTTATTTCTGGTGGTTATGGGTTAAACTGTGTTGCCAACTATCACTACCTCGAGCAGCTAAAAGATACAGGCATTGAGATTTATGTTGAACCAATCTCAAACGATGCAGGAACAGCAATGGGTGCAGCCTTGTTATTCTGGCATGGTATGTTTGAAGATGAAACTGTTCGTAAATATGATACACTATATTACGGCCCAGTACACACTTACACTCAAGAAGAAATTGCAGCAAAAGTAGAAGCAGCGAAAGGTGCAGAAATTACTGATGCTACAGACAAAGATATTGTCAAGCTCTTGCGTGAAAAGAATATTGTTACAATCTTTCAAGGACGCTCAGAGAACGGTCCTAGAGCATTGGGCAATCGTTCAGTATTATTTGATCCAACATTCCCAGATGGCAAAGACTATGTTAACGAAGTTAAACATCGTGAATACTTCCGTCCGTTTGCGGGAAGTATTCTAGAAGAAGATGTCCACGAGTGGTTTGATCTGCGTGGAATGAAAAACAGCCCATTTATGATGTATGCTGTAAACTGTCAGCCGGGAGTTGAAGAAAAGATTCCAAGCATTATCCACGAAGATCATACCTGCCGCATTCAAACAGTTAATCCTGAGCAGAATAAACACTATTACGATCTTATCAAGGCGTTTAAAGAAGAAACTGGTGTTCCTATTCTTTTTAACACCAGCTTTAATCTAGGCGGCGAACCCCTAGTAGAAACACTAGATGATGCTATTTGGACCCTACAACAGTCCGAAATAGAATATCTATATCTGCCAGAATACGGCAAATTAATTAAAATTGCTAACTAAAAAAGCCCGAAAGGGCTTTTTTGTTTTGTGCTAAATACACTACTATGATCAACTTTGCAAAATACTTCTTCCAAGGAATCAAAAATACCCTACGAGTACAAAATGGGGTTAATTTTGCCTATAAAGGGCCTTGGCAAACTGTCACAACTAATACAGTAATCGACGAATGGTATGTTGGTGATTTTATGGCAGCGGAGTATACAATAGTAATCGATGTAGGAAACACTAGAAAAGAAATAATCAAATGTCTAGTGGTGGCAGGCCCAGAAAATGCTAATGTAACTGTTTACGGCCGCACAAATCTAAGCGAAAATTTGATCGATATAACAGCCACAGTTAATGCGTCAAAAGTTCAATTAGTTGCTAATCCAACATCTAGCCCAGATGGATCTACATACGATAATTCAAGTCTTTTGTTGGGCAGCAAGATGATTTTTAGTGCTACTTATTACCATACCATTAACGATCTAGCAATTACCTAAAGGGCAAACTCCGTATAAATACACTATCAATCTTTGTGGAAGTTGTGGTTGGTGGGATAGCGGAGATATAAATGTCAGTAAATTACATACCTTTAGAATCAAAAAGCGGATTTCGTAGCCCCGGATTCCTTGTCAACGAACTTGGCGATCTAACAGTCGACGGCAACGTTCAATTTAATAGTCAACTTAATGTTGCTCCAGACTTTACCGTAAACGGCGTACTAGTTATCGACAGCAGCGATTCTGTAGTCAGTTTAGGATCGTCTATACGAAACAGTAATCTTTCTAGACTAGGAACACTCGAGTTTTTAAATATTGAAGGCGATTTAAGAATAAGCGAAGGTTCAACACCATACTTTAATGTAGTCAATGGACACGTAGAGATAACTAGTGTATCAGCGACAGGCAGTATTAATAATATGGATATAGGTTTGTATCAACCAGGAGATGGAAATTTTAAATCTCTAAACGTCGGACCCGGCGACAGCTCGGGCGAACTAACGGTTCAAGGCAATATTTACACCACAGGAACTGTTGATATTGCAGCAGCTCCTACAGAAACATCACACGCAACAAGAAAAGATTATGTTGATGCAAGAATTTCTGCATTTGCAATCGCATTTGGCGCTTAAGGAAAAAAATAAATGGCAAAGAAACAGATAAAAAAATATGTATTTGAACCGGGCATTAGTAAAGATTCTAGTCTTTATCCAAGAGCGGTTGCACTATTATTGGCCAATAAGGCATTCCTTCAAGCACAGGTTGTAGCGTTTATCAATTATAACATTACAAACGAAATTGCTCCATATGTGGGCTACACATATGCTTCGGCAAAGTGTACACGAGATGTTGGTTTCTTCATTGACGCAGTGGCTCATGATTTGCGCTACGGTGGTAATGTTAAATCTAGACAAATTGCACAATACTTCTGGATCGATGGCGAGCCAATGATTCGAGGAGATGTCAGTCCTGAAACAACAGGTCAAGCATACCTAGCAAGTTTAATAAACAATTATATCTTTACCAATACAACAGTTACTCCTACCTATGGACAGACCTCGGTCATTCAAACAAAATTTGAGGGACAGCCTGCAGAGAGCGGTGCTAACTCACGAAACACCAGTTTATGGAATATTTTTAGTTCTGTTATTACCAACGGTGTCAGCGCAATACCAACTAAGGTTCCCGGAGTTAGTTCAGTTAAGTTATTAGGCAATTATAGCAGCAGTGAATTACTGTTAATCACAGACACTGCAAACAATCAAATTCTTTATAACTTTGCTGACCCAGCATTTCCAATTGTAGTTGAGCTAAAACAAGGAAGAAGCAGCGGCGACGGCCAACTGCTCAGCGATTTAGATTTTCCTACATGGTTTCAAACTAGCGATGCAATTTCAACAATTTATCTTGCTAAAGATACGTCAACAATGTCTGCAACAGATGATCTACAGATATTTGTTGAAGAACCCTATCAAACAATGCGTCCTTGGGATTTTGGCACAGATGCTATTGAACGTATGCGTGTGGCTGCACCCCAGGCCATGCTTGACGCTGACTTTGAATACGGACTACAACCAACTAAGTGGCAGGCAATAGGATTGATTCGTGGCTATCCTTCTCTTTATGAAATTCCAGGAACTGATCTAAGTGTTGTTAGCATTTTTACCGATGCTTCAGTAAACACAGGAAACTTTGGATCTTCATTAATTACAGTCACAACGTCAGGAACTCATGGATTCACACTTCAACAACCAATCACCGTTAAAGGATTAAATGCTGCTGTGCCTGGATTTGCTAGAGCAGAAGGTAGCTTTTTAGTCTACAGTATTCCAAGCTCTGTAACGTTTACCTACTATGCATCAGCACGAGTAGGTACAATACCAGATCAAAGTTTATTTACATCATTTGTACAAATTCGCCAAGCTGGTTTTTACACAGGTGCTGCAATTGGCCAACCAACATTCAGTGTGTTTAGTAATGGTAGTACTAATAATGTAACATCTAAATTTGAAACACCGTTGGGAGCGTTTAATATTGCATTTGACGGAACTGCACCCACGCCTGGATCACCAATATCAGGTTCACCAAACATTGCTGCTGCAACTTCTGTTTCTGGTGTAGTAGGTGCTAGTACAATAACAGCAAATGCAAAATTTACCACACTAATTACCGACACTGAAGTTTCTTTAGTAGACCTTACTGGAGTTCAGCAGTCAATGGCGATCGACAACGGTTCGGGAGGTGCAATCTTTATTAACTCGTTGTCCGGTAATTTATTAAATTTATCAGGAGCAATAGGTACAGTTTACGTTGGAGCAAATGCTACCAATGAAGCTGTTAGCGGTACAAATATTAACGGAATTGGTACCAATGCCACTTTCACAGTAAGTAGAAGTGGCGGGATTTATACTGTTAATGATGCTCAAGACAGTTCTTCAAACGGTGAAAATTATGCAGTAGGTGATTCTCTAAAAATAGTAGGGTCTGACCTTGGAGGTAGTGATAATGTCAATGACATTATAATTTCTGTTACTGAGATTGACAGCGGTGGAGCAATTACAAACTTTTCGTATTCGGGAACAGGAATAACTGGATCGGCAACTTACAATAATGTAAACTCTAGTTCAACAACCAGTATTGCAGGCGGTGGAGCTCAACTTAGTGTAGCTAGAGTTGGCGGAACCGGAGCATATACGATTTCACTAGCGGCAGGCGGCCTAGACTATCTTTCAGGCGATACTGTAACGTGGGCAGGTACATCGTTTGGCGGTGTAAGTCCAGCCAATGATATTGTAATTACTGTTGACGGTGTTACTGGGGGATCAATTGTTGATTTTACAATACAAGGAACCCCGGTAGGAGCCACTGGCGATGCGGTTTATTCTTCAGTGTCCGGAGCAAACATTCCAGTTACTGGTACGTCTGCTGAATTTGACATAGTTAGAGAAGACGGTGTATACAGTATTGTCAATCCCATATCTCCGGCGACAGGAACAGGATACAATGTTGGAAACAGAATTTTGATAGACGGCACCGATTTAGACGGTGCAACTTCCTTAAACGATTGTGTGGTGCAAGTTGACTCAGTTGACGGCACTGGTAAAATTTTAACAGCATCATTGTCTGGAACACCATTTGCCGGTGATGTTATTACTATATATCCAACACTTAGTATTAGCGATGCAACAACCGGAGTAATTGCAGATGGCACAGTATTGAATTGCGGAGCTATCGCTACCATTCAGGTTGATTTTGCAACCAATCATGGACTAATACCAGGTACAACCATACTAACTAGTATTTCGTCTCAACCAGCACCAGATTTTGAATCAACAGCAAGAACATTACCTGCTTCCGGTTCGTGGTTAGGTGTAACCTTTAGTGGCGGCGTCTTTGTAGCAGTATTAACATCCACTAACGTATCAGCTAGATCACTAGACGGCCAAACTTGGAGTTCTGGCGGCAGCTTACCTTCTTCTACGACATGGACTTCAACAGCAGCAGGCTTAATTGGCAGCACTCATACTTTTGTAGCAGTAGCCAGTGGTGGTACTGCCGCAGCATATTCAATAAATGGTGGCACATCATGGACTGCTGCAACACTACCTTCATCGAGTACGTGGAGTTCAGTGGCCTATTACGGCGGATATTTTGTAGCAGTGGCCAGCGGGGGTACCGCAGCGGCATATTCTGTAGATGGGCAATCTTGGACCGCAGCAACTCTACCATCCAGCGCAACGTGGACAGACGTTGCCGGCGGACTAGTTGGATCTTCAACTTACTTTGTGGCAATTGCCAGCGGGGGTACCGCAGCGGCATATTCTGTAGACAACGGAGTTTCGTGGCTAGCAACAGGAGCATTGCCCACTAGTACAACATGGTCCAGTATTGCCTACGGCAACAGTAGATTCTTAGCCATAGCAACCGGCGGAACTAACGCTGCATATTCAACAAACGGATCAACATGGACTGCCGCAACACTTCCTGCAACAGCCAACTGGAACAGTGTAATTTTTGGAGATGACAATTTTGTTATTGTTGCTAGTGGCAGCACCTCAGCATTAACATCATTTACAGGAGAGACTGGAAGTTGGACCTCTAGAACGCTGGCACTATCGGCAACTTGGGAAGAAATTGCCTATGGTTCGTACAGCGGTCTTGGTAGATTTGTAGCGGTAGGCAACGTAAACAATGCATTAGATATTACATTAGTTTCTGCTAATCATCAGATTGCAACAGGGCCTCATGTCGTAACTCAAGTGCCTAGTCGAGCAAGTATTAGATATCCTTCTAGAACAACTGGAACTATTAATACAACAGCATCTAACATCACAGGGGTAGTTTACGCTAGACCAGACAGCTTCTTTACACATAGACCGTTCGACGGCGGTGTACAGTTAGGTACAGGAAACCCCAGCCACGGTGCTCAAGCAATTCGTCAGAGTAAAAAATACATTCGTTATCAATCTGGTAAAGGCATGATGTATACAACTGGCGGTTTATTTGCACCTAGTTATAATATTTCTTCGGCTACAGCAGTTTCTCCTGAGGTTAACAGTTTCATAACATTTACCTGTGATGATACTGACCACGGACTACAGCCAGGAGCTGAAATTGAAATTATTGGTATGGTATCGTTTGAATACAACGGAGAGTATGTTGTTGAGAGCATTGTAGATGCTAGAAGTTTTAGAGTAAGATCAAATGCCTATCTATCAACTCTTAGTGGTTCTTTAGGCACTGATTGTAAGGTATTACTAAAACGTTGGCACGGTGCTACTGTTAGAATTGGCGCTTTCGATGAACAGAATGGTCTATTCTATCAATATGATGGACAAGAAATGGCAGTGGTTAGACGCAGTAGTACTAATCAATTGTCTGGCACATCATCTATCAATATTGATAGTAATTTAGTATCTGGATCTGGAACTAGATTCCAGGATCAACTAAAAGTCGGAGACAAGATAGTTATTCGAGGAATGAGTCATATTGTTTCTTCAATCTCGAGTCAAACTTCAATGACTGTAACACCTGACTGGAGAGGAGCAAACTCTGTAACCGGTGCTAGAATTTGTATTACAGAAGAATTATATATTCCTCAAAGAGATTGGAACATGGATCCAATTGACGGTACAGGACCAAGCGGATATAACATGCTGCCATGGCGTATGCAGATGTTGGGTATGCAGTATACGTGGTATGCTGCGGGCTTTATTGAGTTTATGTTGAGGGGCGCCGACGGTAAATTTATATTCTTACACAGAATCAGAAACTCTAACGTAAACACCGAAGCTTATATGCGTACTGCTAACCTGCCTGTACGTTATGAAGTAGAAAATAGATCAGCTGTTAATAAACTAGCAGAGGCGATGACTTCTACTTCATCAAGTTTAATATTGACAGATGCAGATCGATTCCCTTCTTCGGGTATTGTGTATATCGATAACGAAGTTATAAGCTATTCTGGAAAATCTGGTAGAACTCTATCAGGCTTATCTAGAGCTGTTTCTTTCACAGCATTTACTGCCGGTCAAAATAGAACATTTACAGCTGGCGTAGTTGCAGCACACAGTGTCGGAACCGGAGTATCGTTAATTAGTTGCACAACAAGTCCAACTATTAGCCATTGGGGTTCTGCGCTATTAACTGATGGTATGTTTGACAGTGATCGAGGCTATATTTTTAACTATGCTGCTACCGGTTTAAGTATTTCAACAGCCAAGCAGACAGCATTCATGATTAGACTAGCACCTAGTGTATCTAACGCTATCGTAGGAGACCTCGGCGAACGAGATTTATTGAACAGAGCGCAATTACTTTTAAATGAAATTGCTATTACAGCTGACTCAGGATCTGGCGCAATTGTTATTGAAGGCATTTTAAATCCGAGAAACTATCCGTTAAGTCCAAGTAATATTACATGGGCAGGTTTATCTAGTTCGGCAGCAGGTGGTCAACCAAGTTTCGCGCAAATTGCACTTGGTGGTTCTATTAACTGGGGCGGAGTTCCAAGTACAACTACTACTGCTACTGTTCAAGGTGCTCTTACAACAACAATAACAGCAAGAGGATTTACTACTGTTAGTCAAACTATTACGGCAATTGCTCAACCTGCTGGAATTGCAATAGGCGGTCAGGCAATATCAAATGGCAGAACTGACTTTTACATACTAAACTCGCAGTATGACGGATTAGTAGCGACTCCGTTACGTGTTGGTGATCGATTATCATTGACCACATTTATCACCAGCGGACAGACAATCTCTAGTATTACAAGAGCTTATCTCGGTACAGCATATACTAGAATTGTGATGTCAGCCAACGGTAATGCCAACAGTCCAACTAACGCAAATCAAACAGTAACTGTTAGTTCTAGTATTAGTTTAGGTTATGCTAGTGCATACGCCGTAGGCAGAACAGACTTTTTGATAACAGATACTGATAATACTACATCGGGCATAGCAGCAGGAGACACATTAAACGCTACTACTTTTGTAATTAGCGGACAAACTATCAGTTCTATAACACCGTCATATGCAAGAGTTGGCAGTGTGAATTACACTAGAATTGTTATGAGTTCGGGTGCAAATGCAACCATTGGCGGTAATACAAACGTTTCTACAACAGTTACTGCTTCTGGTACAGCAGCGTCTTATTCAGGTACAAACTTCTTGTTCTTTACAACAGCAACCTGGAATTCTTCCGGAGCTTCGGTAGGAACTCGAATAGCAACATCTTATACGCAATTCTCTGCAGGAACATCAGTATCTGCAGTTAGCACTAGACGGCTTGGTGCAACAACAGTGATTAGAGCTACCTTTACTCAAAACGGAAATACTTCAATTGCTGCGGCAAGTACAGTAACTTTCCAGTTTGGTGATCCGCAATTTGCACTACCAGGCGAACAGGTATTTTCGTTCTTATGTCAACCAGGTAGTTTAAATGCTCTAGATTTAAGAGAATTAAAAGAACTTACAACTACTGCTATCGGTGGTAGAGGTGCGTTTCCAAATGGACCAGATGTATTGGCTATTAACGTGTTTAAAACTACTGGAACAGCAGTACCAGCCGGCGTTATTCTGCGTTGGGGTGAAGCTCAGGCTTAATTGCAGAGTGCAATCGCTGATAGGTTGCAAGTTTTTGTTCTAAGAGAGTTTTAAGTCTAGATACTTCCTCTCTTAGTTCAGAAACTTCAGAGGATATTTTTCCGTTAATAAACATCTGTTCGTGGCAACGATCGATGTAGCCCACGTTGCTTTTCAACTGCTGTAAACAAACAGTAAGCTCTTGTTTCAACACGTCGTCGTTTTCGATTTCGTTAATTTGTTTTTGAAAATTATTGTAATCTTCTTTAAACCGTTGACTATTTTGTATTTTTGGAATCATTTTCTAGCACCATTATAGTATCAATTTTTGCTCTAATAAGCTGATTATTTAATGTTGTCTTCAGCCCGTTGTGCAGATTTTTTGGAAGGCAATCAAAACTTGCCCAACATATTGTTTGGCTGGCAGAAGTTAAAAATTCGTTATCTGTTAGACAAACATATGTGCCATATTCAAACCCTCGATCCTCTGATAGATACAATTCTATAGGTAATATTCTTCCTATAGAATATTTAGACATCAGAGTTTCTGCATCATCTAAAAGGGTAGAGTTTCTTGGAAATGTAGGAACAGTCCATTTTTGATCTTCTAGAATCAATAACAGTCTACCTGTAGTTCTAGCAAGGAAAAGTAATCCGGCACGTTGTTGCATCTATTACTTATAACGGATCTAGGTCGAACCTCCAGTATCCTGATGCGTACTCACCTTCAAAACTCTTCATCCATTGACTGTCAGATCCCCAACGATATTGTATACCTGTTTTTAAATTTTGAAAGAGTAGACTAATGGCCAGGAACTTATCGTTATCTGACGGGACTATAGTATTTTCTTCTTGAGTCATATTTGCTGTTGCTTGATAGGCAACACCATCATATATTACTATTTGATTCTGTACATAAGCAATCAAGTTTAGCTGAGAAGGGCCAGGAGAAGATACAACCCACTCTGGAATTAAATTAACCCATTCAGATCCTGTCCATTCTATAATACTGTTTGCATGGATAATAGGATCGCTACCGTTTAAGTTTTTCCACCCGTCTGGACCGTCATAGGAAAACTGAGGATTAAATGGAGGATTTTTAACAGTGGTACCAACTGATGTACTGGTATTGACATCGTCTAATACCAAATATCTTGCTCCGGCAACTATTGTTTGATCAGAACTTTCTTTGTTAGGTCTCTTGGGATTAAACTTATAAGGATCTACAATTGCATCTACCGTTGTACGTCCGTTAGGATATACCGCACTGTAGATTACAGTATTAGATGGTCGATCTTCTAGACTGACTAGTAAACGAGTAGGATCTAGCTCATTTATTACAAAAGTTCCGCCTAGCTCATTGCCGTCGGCTTGCAAGAAGAATATTTTACTGATACCAGAAATATATCCTCCGTATTGATTAACAATAGTATTCCAATCTACAGTATCTCCTGTTTTGTAGGGAGGTTCAAGACCGGTCTTGTTTATTACTACTTCGCTAGGAGAAACAATAGAAACATCAAAGTCGTTGGCTTGATCGTTATTGCTCTTTAACAACAGTATTCTAAAGTTTCCGCTGACATTTCTAGTATGAATCATGTTGCCGATGCCAGCATATATTAAGTCGTCTAATGCAAGAATATCGCCAGTTTCACCAAATACGTTTGCCACAATATTTCTAATAACACCCAGTTTCTTGACCTTGGCAGGAGGACTAATATAGATTGGCATTTTAAATTCTATTGAACAGATATCAATTTCACTTTCATTGCCTTGCGGAATAGTTCTAGAACTAAAATTCAACGTAGACAAGTCTATTACACTAAGACTAGTCCAATCGATATAATTATCTGTAGTTTGTATTTCTAAACTAGGATTAAACAATACCAATATTTGTTCCATTAATTGCAGTTTTTGATCAGTATTTGAAGTCCAAATGTCTGCTTTCATAGTTAACTTAAACGGAGTAGGCATTAGTCTTTCAACAGTATAGCCTGCACCTTGATAATTCTTATAACCAATTTCTCCGTTTTCTTCTGTCCAAGCACGTTCGCTGATATTTAATTTGCTAACAAAACTAGCATCGGCTAGTCTACTGGTATCCATTTCTAATCCACTAATATAGCAAGCAATTTTAGGCACAGTGGACATTTTGTTTTCTGAATTTTCTTTGATAATAGCTGCTACCTGCCTAGTCATGTCTCCGTACATTACAGGCACATGTCTTAGCGTTCCGTCCCCTGTTTTATATTTGAAACCGATAAACACACGCATAAACTGTGTTACATATCGTCTTATCTGCCCGTCATAAAAATAGTCCATTACTCATCCGCCTTTGGTCTAAGCGCCTTAGAAAGGCTTTGTTTTTCTTTAACTATATGTCCGTTAACTCTAGCTTCTGCATTATTATTAATAAAGCTGGTCTTCTGAGTTATTCTTACATCTTTATCTAAGAATACATCGTTAGGTGAACCACCTTCAACCACGTCCTCGTAGCCCATATTGCTCATAGTCATTCTTGTCACGTCTTCAACCTTTACCCATCTAGTGCCGTTATATCTAAACAATCTCTTAGGCAGATAATCTGTTCTTAAACAGAACTGTCCAATAGACGGAGCAATAGGAAATGTAATCCCTGCAGTAAAAGGAGCCCCGTTTGGGGGTATTCCGTCCCCATCGCCGATCATAGGGCCGTTATATTCTGGACTTTGATATATTGTGCTGGCAGTTAGCCCTACATAGATTGGATTATTTTCATCGTCAAATAATAAATTACCTTGTGCATCGGTAGCCTGCGTTTGGAAACTAGCCAACGAAGCAGTAGTTGAAGCATCTACAAGTTCTACCCTGCCATTATCATCTTTTTGTATCATGTAATGACGTGTAGTATCGTATCCACTTTTAGGAGCATCACTTTCTGCTTGATCAAGAACTGCCTGTGTGATCTGCATTTCTTTTTCATATGTTGACATGATATCACGCAATGTTTTATCGCTGCCTTCTCCAGCAACACCATCTAGAATGTCTTTGAATTCTTGACTATCAACTAGAGGTTTGCATTTTGCACGATAAAGATGTGGATACCAAGTTACTGAAAATCCTTCAGCAGCTCGACTAACTTCTTCTATGACGAAAAATCTTTTTAATGCAAACTGTAAATCATTAAGTGCATACTCGTCTTTTAAGTGCGGCAATTCGATTACATCGCCTGCAATAATTTTTCTGCCTAATTTTTCTACTGTATCATTAATATGAAAGGTGATAAAAATAGTGTCGTTTTGTAAGAACAAGCCAAACTGACTTAGATTAAAATCTATATCTTGTAGACTATAAACTCCACGCAACTGATAAATGTCGGGATCGTATTTTCGATCACGGTTTTCTAAGAATAATAAATCTTGAATGTTGCTTACACTATCTCCTGTATAACTAGGAGTAGCAGGTGTATTTTCAGAGCTTGTACCGGGCCCTATGTACTTGTGAACAAGCACATCTGTACCGCCAACTTGGAACATTTCCCAGGCGGTTTTATCTATAAATTTGTAGTCATTGCCCTTTTCGGGTCGGTATAAACTGAGTCTTGGCATAGTAGTATATTTACCGCTACGATAAATAACAGTATGAGCCAAATTGATCAATCCAAACAAAGCGTATACGACTACTGTAAAGCCATGCTAGGCGACGGCATGATCGATATAGAATTAGATCCTATACACTACGAAACTGCCCTAGCCCGCAGCTTAGGCGTTTTCCGCCAACGTTCAGATAATGCTGTTGAAGAAAGCTATATGTTTTTGACACTTCAAGAAAATCAAAACGACTATATTCTACCAAAAGAAGTTCAGCAAGTTCGACAGATTTTCCGTCGAAGCGTCGGATCTAGAACAGGTAATGGAACCGGCGGCACTGTATTTGAACCATTCAACTTGGCCTATACAAATACCTATTTGTTATCATCAACAAACATGGGCGGTCTATTAACTTATGAATTGTTTAGTCAGTATCAGGAACTAGTAGGCAAAATGTTTGGTTCATTTATTGGTTTTAATTGGCATCCACAGAGTCGCAAATTAACTATTCTACAACGTCCCCGTGGATTTGAAGAAGTCATGATACAGGTTTATAACACTAAGCCGGACTTTGCTATCATTGAAGATACTTACGCAGGGCAGTGGATCAAAGACTACACCCTGGCCAACTGCAAAATGATGCTGGGCCAAGCACGTGAAAAGTTTGCTCAAATTGCAGGACCAGCTGGCGGAAGCAGCCTCAACGGCGCAGCAATGAAATCAGAAGCTACTGCTGATTTGGAAAGATTGACCAAAGAATTAGAAACCCTAGTATCAGGTGGCAGCGGCTACACATTCATAATTGGTTAAATTTATTTGACCTTATAAACTTTCTATAGTATAATGTATCTAATAGGAGACATTTATGATTATAGGAATATGCGGATTTATCGGCAGCGGCAAGGACACAGTCGCTGACTACCTAGTTAACTTCCACGAATTTAGAAGAGAAAGTTTTGCATCAACATTAAAAGATGCTGTTGCCCATGTATTCGGCTGGGACAGAACCATGCTTGAAGGACGTACTAAAGAAGCTCGCGAATGGCGTGAACAAGTGGATCCGTGGTGGGCTGAACGGTTAGACATGCCTACATTAACTCCTAGATGGGTACTACAATATTGGGGCACAGAAGTTTGCCGTAAAGCATTCCACGATGATATCTGGATTGCTAGCTTAGAAAATAAAATCCGTACTTCAAAAGATCACGTGGTAATTAGTGATTGCCGTTTTCCTAATGAAATTGAAGCTATTAAAAAAGCAGGTGGAAAAATCTATTGGGTCCAGAGAGGCGATCTACCCACATGGTATGAGGATGCGCTAAGTGCAAATCAAGGTAGCAATATCGGATTAAATGCCATGAAGCTGAAAAAGATTCACGCTAGTGAGTGGGCATGGATCGGCTGTAAATTTGATGGAATTATAGATAACAACGGATCAATTGATGAGTTATACGATCGATCAAAAGGACTAGTAATCAGCGACGAGATCGCCCTGCCGCCATTGCACTCCGTCCTTGCCTAACACAGTAGCACAGTTAACACAGACAGTTTTTAGATTGTTGTGTCTACAATTATCCAAGTCTCCGTCAACGTGAAATACTCTAAAGACTTCAGAGTGAATTGATTTAAATCCGCATTTATCGCACTGTAATTTTAACCTATACCCTGCTCTAAACCAGCGGGGTATTCCATGGTTAACTCCGTGAGCCATGCAGATTTCACAGAGGCTACGATAGTAAATCCTATCATTCTTTTTATAGTTAACAGCACGGGGTCGTTGCCCGCACCTACAAAGTGGTCTCATAAACATATTTACACCTTTTCAGCCCCTTTTCTTCTAGGTATAACGTGCCAATTTTAGCGGATACCGCTAAATAATATGAGCAACTATTACCAGGAGAATAGGGAATGGCACTAATATCACCCGGCGTACAAGTTACAGTAATTGATGAGAGTTTTTACACACCAGCAGAACCTGGTACGACTCCTCTTATTGTAATTGCAACCGCAGAAAACAAATCTAATGCAGCAGGCACAGGTACCGCTGCTGGAACTATACCAGCAAATACTGGTAAAGCATTTAAGATCACTAGTCAACGAGAACTTGTTGACACCTATGGTGTTCCTTTCTTTGAGAAGACAGCCTCTTCGAGCCCCATCCATGGTGGCGAAAGAAACGAATACGGATTACTAGCAGCATATAGCTTCTTGGGTGTATCAAATTCAGTATTCATTGTTCGTGCTGATGTAGATCTAGACGAACTTGAAGGACAAACAACCGCCCCGGGAGCAGAGCCAGCAGATGGCGCATGGTGGTTTGATACAAGATCAACTTCTTGGGGCATCCAAGAGTGGAACGGTGCAAGCGCCGGTACAACAGGCGGTCAAAAATTTGCAGTAAAAACTCCATTGGTATTAACTGATGACGATGCTGTAAAAATTGATTCCAACACACGGAAGCCAAAAGATTCAGTAGGTTCAATTGGCGATTACGCTGTAGTTGCGCAGACTATCGGCAATACCGGCGAAGCTGGATTTAGCCTATTCAAAGAACCAGTTGTAATCTATTACAAACGAAATACAACACTACTAGGTGGAGACACCTGGGTGGAAGTTGGTAGTAATGATTGGGCACAAAGTCATCCTGCAGTCAGCGGCCTAGCAAATGTTGGTTCGATAACAGCAAGCAATACTTTTTATATTAACGGAGTGTTAATAACTACCGTTACTAGTTTAACTACTTTAGCAAACAATATTACTGCCGCAGTAGATGGAGTCAAAGCCGTTGTTAATAACAGCAGACTATACCTACATTCCGACAGTGGCAACATATCAGCTACTGACGATTCAACACTAGCAGATGCTATTGTTATTGCAGGCGGCGGAACAAATTCTGATATTGCATTTACTCAACTTGGACTTGAAGCAGGAACTTATTATAGTCCAGCATTGCAACAAACACCGCATACTAGTGTTCCAGAGTGGAAGTCAACAAACAGTAAACCACGTCCTACAGGTTCTGTATGGATTAAGACAACTGAGCCCAACTATGGTGCTCGTTGGATCGTTAAGCGTTGGAATTCTGCAACAAAGACATGGGTTGAATATTCAGCTCCTATCTATGCTAATACAACCGCTGCCCTATATTATCTAGATCGTAGCGGCGGTGGTGCAGGTATTGCTTCAAATA